AATGACTTCCCCTATTTCAAATGTTCCAGATTTGATATCAACATCAAATATTTCTCTGCCTTCGCTGTCTAATGCTCCCGAATGGGATAAAATCTGTGCTAGAGCTCCTGAATTTTCCCCACGCAGGAATAGGCCTTCTCGAATGTCTCGACCTCTCACAGATTCTGGAGTATTTGTAAGAACATCGCCGGTAAAATCTGTACGGAATCCCTCAGTTTTAATTAGGAATCTTGGTAAATCTACTTCTATGGTAGGCAGAGATATAAATCCAGATCCTCGGTTATTAATTGTGATACTGGTTATTACTCCAGCTTCTGCTATAGCTGTACCAAATGCGCCTGTGCCACCCCCACCTAAAATACGAACAGATACCAGCGTATATCCAGTACCTCCGTTGGCGATTGCAACTGAATTTAATCTATAGGTTAGATCAAAACTTGCACCAACACCAATTGCTCCTACACCCGGAGGCGCTGCAGATGATGTTATTGCTGCAATAACTCCAGTAGAGCCCGGTAAAGTAGAGTAAGATCCGGATGAAATAATTCTAAAAGTTAAAATAGCACCTGGATTAGTTAGGGTTGATAATACTTCAATAATACAGCTACCGGTGCCAGTACCACCTGCTAGAGTTAGAATATCCCCGGGATAATAGTTAGTACCGACTGCATTTAATCTCACAGTATCTACGCTCATCCTTACTGTGCCTACAAACCCACTACCCGAAGTTGGTGACGGAGCAATATCTTCTAAGATACACTCACTGGCACCATTGTTATAGGTTAATACTTTTTTATAAGGACCAATCTGTACTGGAGCTTCTAATACCAGTTCTTCTGCACGTTTTAATGCTGCTTCTAATGTACGATAGGCATATGCTAATGCACGGCCTTGTATAGCACGACTTACACCAGGCCGTTCATCTGCTCCAGAAAGTGCAACATATAAATTGACCTGAGATCCAAACGCAGAATTATCAACATAACGTTTGGTAGCTGCAATTAATCCGCCGTAGGTTTCGTCATCATCGGGTTCAGGATCTCGAGATAAAATCAATGGACCACTCATTCGACCCAAAGATGGATCATTTTGACCAGTTTCTGAATTTACAGCATTAACACCGGCCCGGGAAACTTTGCTATCTGCATAGGCTTTGTTAACTAACTCATGCTTAAAGAGCGGGGCTAGTGGCTCAGCTGTAGTTCCAGCGTCGATGACTCTGTATTGCTCACCTCCCGATCTTAGAGATAAATCTCCTCCTAATCTTGGAGTCGGATCAGCTGAAATCGATGCAAATTCTGCGTTAATTGTAATTTCGTTTGGATTACTGGTAAAGTCTATACTAATACCATTACCTGGCACTAGTTGTTTAAATGCTAGACCAGATTCTGTATTATTAACGGTCACAACTGGAGTACTGCCTGTGGTAGGATCATTTTGACCTACATAACTATCAGGTGTGTCATCTAACCCTGTAAATTTTAATCTTTCACCGAGACCTAATGAGCTATAAAGTTCTCTGAAGTTGTCGTTAACTTTACGGAAAGAGTCGCGAATACTATCGCCTGTGCCGTCGTTACCTATTGTACCGATGTCAATTTGTTTTCTTGCCATGTTTTAATCCTAGAATGAGCAATTGCTCTAATATTTAGCCCAATATTTTAAAAGCCGGATGTAAATACTAGATGTTCTTAAAAACAGAAACGCAAGAAAATCAATACCTAAGACACAGTAAATGTGGTCGAGAACACACTTTTATCAGAAAAAAAATTGTGGCAGTATTTCGCTGTGACAATTGTGATCAGGGATTTACCAGAGATCTAAAACACATGGATCGCAAAAGGTTAAGCAACAACTATTTTCATTGTTGTACCAGTTGTGATCCTAAGAGATTCGCTCAGCGTAAGGGAGTTGAGCAAAAGAAAATATGGGACATGCCAGCCAGCGTAGAACTGCCTGTAGGAAAGTTTTAAACTCTAAAACTTTCACCGCAGCCGCAACGATCCTTTTCCAAAGGATTTTTAAAATCAAACCCTTCATTCAGACCGTTTTTGACCCAATCCATTTCTACACCTTCTAAATAAGTTAGACTTTTTGGATCCACAAATACATGTACTCCATGACTGACAAAGCTCATATCTTCGGGAGCAGGAATATCAACATATTCTAAGACATAGGCTAAACCAGAACACCCAGTGGTTTTTACACCTACACGAATACCTAATCCCTGATTTCTACGGGCTAATTGTTGCTGTATTTTTTTAGCTGCTGTGTCGGTTACGGTAATCATTTACTGCCGCCTTGATAGCATCTTCAGCAAGGATAGAGCAATGTATTTTGACTGGGGGAAGCGCAAGCTCTTCGGCAATTTGGCTATTTTTAATAGCTCCCGCCTCGTCCAACGTTTTACCCTTAACCCACTCTGTGACCAAGCTGCTCGACGCAATTGCTGATCCGCACCCATATGTTTTAAATTTTGCATCTACAATTATTCCATCCTCTACTCTAATCTGTAGTTTCATTACATCTCCGCAGGCAGGAGCACCGACCATGCCGGTGCCCACCCCGGAATCATCCTTAGAGAAACTACCGACGTTACGAGGGTTTTCGTAGTGATCGATTACTTTCTCTGAGTATGCCATACTGTTCCTTATTTCTTAATCATTGATAATACCTTGGCTTTTATAGCCTTAGCCCAACTAGGCTCAGGAAAATGCCAACCAACGAATGCACCTACTAACAACAATAAAATTGTATCTAACATGTTATGCTCCTTGTAATCGAATATCAACAACTGCCCAGTTGATGATACGCCAAATATTGTTAAGGTATTTGGCTTTGTCCTGTTGATAATCAAGGGCCCAAGCATGTTCCCACCAATCAATCAACAGTGCAATCTTCATATTCTTCTTATACTCATGATTGCGAATAGTCTGTATTTCTCCAGACTTATCTATATATAGCCAACCGCTGCCCTGTATTGACATAGCAGTTTTTTCTACAGCTTCTTTGAACTTGTCAAAGCTGCCATATTTTTCATCTATCAGAGATTTACTGAGCCCCTCTGGTTTATTAGCAGCCCTAGGCGGGGTGAGGTTAGCAAACCAAATATTATGCAACATAGCCCCACCGTAGTTGAAATCTGCATCTCCTTCACCTGCATTGTAGCGTTCAGAATATTTTGCAGCTAACCCATCATAGTGATATTTGATAGTAGCTTCGCTCATTACGGGTGCAAGTTCATCTTTACCAAATTTGAGTGTATCTTGATAAATTTCGCGATTATCTTTGGTTTCTGTTAAACTTTTAATGAAATGTAGTGCCATATAGATATTTATTGTAAATAAAGAACAGGAGGAACTAAAATGTTCGGATTTTTGAAAAAACTATTTGGCGCTGCTGACGTTAACAAAGATGGTAAAGTTGACGCACAAGATGCCAAGGTTGCAGTTGAAGAAGTCAAGGCTGAAGTTGCAGAAGCAGTTGTTAAGGTTGAAGAAGCAGCTAAAAAGGCAGTAACTAAAACAAAAAATACTGTTAAAAAAGTTGCCAGCAAAGCTAAAACACCTCGCAAGCCAAAATCAAAGGCCTAATTTTTTAGCTTCTTCATAGAGTGCAAATGAGGCTAAATTCTTAGCTTTGCTTTCGCACATAATATCTGCAACATCTCTAAAACTCAGTGCCCATTCATTTGCTGCGGTATTCCAGTAGAAGTTTGAGTGTGCTCTGAGTTTTGCTTTTTTGTGCCCACCTTCCATCAACGCATGAAGGGAGGGAAGGGAGTCTGCGGAATGGTTAATAAGATGCTCTTCCCGTGATACACTATAATGTATAACAGGCCGAACACCACGCCAGCTATCACTAATCCTTTTAACACGGTCGTCATTTGTTTCAATATATTCTCCAGTTTTAATCCAATGATGATGAATGTCTAGAACCAAGGCACAATGATCGACTAGTTCAATACTATCTTCAATGCCCCAAGTCATTTCGTCATTTTCAATTGTAAGGGTATTTCTGGCCTCAGGAGTCATCCTAGCTAATGCAGCAACAATACCCTGCGGTCCTTGTCTACCTGCGATATGCACATTGATCTTAAAGTCTTGGAATGCCTGACCATAACCCATCCAACGAGCCATGTCCACGTGATATTCAAACTCCTCTATTGACCGATTGACAATATCTGGACTATCACTAGCAAGCACAGTAAACTGACCGGGATGAAAACTAAGCCTAACATTCCTCTGGCGAGCCAAATCTCCCACGGTTCTAAATTCTCTTTCTGCAAAGGCTCTAACATCGGGCTGCCGCCAAAACCAGCTCCAAGTTGGCTCAGTGTATACAGGAAGTATATCGCTGCTGAGTCGTACCATTCTAAGATCTTCATCTAATCCCCCTACTCGTTCCACAAGCAAGCGGCACGATTCAATGTTCTGTTTCATTAATGACCATAGTTTCTCTACAGCCACATCCTTGGTCTGTCTATTTAACCAGGCTACGGTAGTACTACCTGTGTTATATTTCTTACAGTCGTCTTTGGGTTTGATGCCGTCCACTTGATCGGGACAGTCAATCCACTTGCAGGCAAAGCCAATTCGTTTAGTCATGCTATTATTATAGCACACTTATCGCCAGTTGTCAATGACAAATTTATCCTGAACTGCGCAAGGATTTGGATCACCGTGAAATACCGCTACTGAACATTCTGGATGAATCATTAAATCATTCTTAACTGTTTTGAACTGTCGTTTACCGTTTAACATACTTAATTCTTCTTTGTTGCGTATTTCCCATTTGTAGCTCTGTATCCATTCTCTAGGCCAAAATTTTATTTTGCTCTGGCATAGCTTCCAAATCCAATCTTGATCTCCTTGCATTCTTTGAGCATCTGCAGGTTTTTGCTTGAACTGGGTATATATGTGATCTTGTGTTCCGTGAGTCCAGGCCATTACTGAACTGTTAAGATATTTCCAACCTGCATAGAATTTTCTATTAAAATCATGTATACCCATAAATTGATCTTGACTGTAAAGACCTAATTTATCTATGTTGGCACAGATCACAACATCAAGATCAAAATATAATATTCTGCCTCTTAATGGTAGATTAGAATCAAACATATGAACTTTATGCCACCAACCTCTTTGATAATTTGCATTGGGTTGATAGATAGTTCTTACATCTTCAATAGGATGTTGATCGTCTGTGAGGCAGGCAAATTCATAAGGTATGGTCATATGCCTACTGACCATATTACGCAGTCGTTCTACATATTCTCGACCATATTTGTTGCCAAATCTAACACAGAGGACTGTGAGCTTGCCATCTAACTCTGGAGAAATATGTTTTTCTGCCTTAGATAATGCCTTTAGTGCCTTGGCTTCTCTTTTGATTCTCTTACGTTCTTCTTTTGACAAGTCCATCTATGGCCACTAGTTCTTCTAAAATATTTTTAAGATTATCCAACTTGATCATATTAGGACCATCTGAAGGAGCTGCATCGGGATTTTCGTGACATTCCATAAACACTCCTGCAACTGAACCTGTAGCTACCGCAGCCCTCGCCAAGTAAGGTACCATTTCGCGGTCTCCGCCTGAGACTGTTCCCATTCCTCCAGGCTGTTGGACAGAATGTGTAGCATCAAAGATAACGGGATAGCCGGTGCGTGCCATAATAGGTAGACTGCGCATGTCAACCACAAGATTATTGTATCCATGAGTATATCCTCTTTCGCATAACATAATGCGTTCATTACCAGTTGAAGCAATCTTCGCTGCAACATTTTTCATATCGTGTGGTGCAAGAAACTGTCCTTTCTTTACATTTACTGCGCACCCTGTAGCACCAGCGGCTAATAATAAATCAGTCTGACGGCATAAGAACGCAGGTATTTGTAATACATCAATTCCTGCATCGGCACAAACTTGTGCTTGATATGTTTCGTGAATGTCCGTAAGAACAGGAATACCAAATTCGTGTTTAATAGAATTTAATATTTTTAATCCTTCTTCAATGCCAATTCCTCTTTGAGTAAACA